TAGCTAATGAAGTTCTCAAGGATCACCAATGTCCGATGGACGGATGGAGACAAGAAGCAGATCACCTGCGACGTGTTCTTCGACGACCTCGGTCAGACGCACACCTATAACGCTTCACCGGACGATCCCGTCGAACACGGGCGAAAGATCTTCGAGGAAGCCAGGAAGCTGCTCACGGCGAATACCCCCGTGTTCTCCCGTCCTGTCCGCGCCCAGGTCTTCTCGAAGAAGAAGCTCTTCGAGGCGATGTCGGACGCCGAGTACGACACCTGGGAGCAGATCGAGCGTCAGCAGAACAAGCGCAAGGCACGGATGTTCCGTGAGGCCACGGAGCTGAACGACCAAGACGCCTCCTTCAAGGAGCTGCTGGCTGTGATGACCCAGGCCTATGGTTCCCCCCGCACGGTCGCCCTCCTGGCGGCAGCGGCAGTCTGATGCCCCATCGCTTCGACTTCAGCATGACGGCAACCGCCACCGGGGCAATCGCAAGTCCCTGGTGGCTCCCCACCCTCCACGATGTCTCCACCATCGCGGCTGAGCTGGCCCCCATCGTCGGTCTCATCGTCCTCCTCCTCCAGATCTACCTGAAGGTGGCCGACTACCTCCGACGCCGGACCTTCCACCGCGAGCTGCGGGAGCAGCTTGATAGGAGCAACCACAAGCATGAGTAAGGCCACGAAGGCGGCTCTCGCCCAACTCCACCGCGCCCTCGCGGATGAGATGAAGCGGATCCTTGAGAGCGGCGTGACGGTCACCAACGACGACGGCGAGCTGGTGAAGCTCACCCCCGGTGCCCCGTACCTCAACGTCATCCGTCAGTTCCTGAAGGACAACAACGTCGAGAGCATCACCCTCGGGGAGGAGCTGAACGAGGCTGCGAAGCCGAAGGTGGACCTCCCCTTCACCCAGACCGACGAGTACGGTCTCCCCAACTAACCCGCAGAGAAGCCCCAGGACGGGCACCAGTGTGTCTGGAGGTATCCACCCCCGGAAACGTCTGGTGCCCGTCCACGGCCTCCGCTGACGATCCTACGGTATGTCTGAGCAAGACCCGATCAAGGCCGACTTCAGGAACTTCCTGTTCCTCGTCTGGCAGCACCTGAACCTCCCCCAGCCGACCAAGCGTCAGTACGAGCTGGCCCAGTACCTCCAGCATGGTCCCAAGCGGTCCATGATCCAGGCCTTCCGGGGCGTGGGTAAGAGCTACGTGACCTCGGCCTTCGTGGCATGGCTGCTCTACTGCAACCCCCAGCTCAACATCCTCGTGGTCTCGGCCTCGAAGGATCGTGCTGACCACTTCTCCATCTTCACCAAGCGGCTCATCCAAGAGATGCCGATGCTGGCCCATCTGCGGCCCAAGCATGGGCAGCGCGACAGCAACATCGCGTTCGACGTGGGCCCGGCTATGAACTCGCACTCCCCCTCGGTGAAATCCGTGGGGATCACCGGCCAGCTCACCGGCTCACGCGCTGACGTGATCGTGGCCGACGACATCGAGAGCCTGAACAACTCGCTGACCCAGGTCATGCGGGACCAGCTCTCAGAGCGGATCAAGGAGTTCGACGCGGTCCTCAAGCCGCTGGAGACCAGCCGCATCATCTACCTCGGCACCCCCCAGTCCGAGATGTCCCTCTATAACGCCCTGCCGGAACGCGGCTACCAGATCCGTATCTGGCCCGCTCGTGTCCCTGCGGATGCCGACCGCTACAAGGGAAGGCTCGCCCCGACCATCTACAAGATGGTGGAGGACGGGATCCCCGTAGGAAGCCCTACGGACCCGGAGCGGTTCAACGACAATGACCTTCGCGAACGCGAGGCGTCCTATGGGCGATCAGGCTTCGCGCTTCAGTTCATGCTCGATACGAGCCTGTCCGACCAAGACAGATACCCGCTGAAGCTCTCCGACCTGATCGTCATGCACCTCGATCCCCGCATGGCCCCAGCGAAGCTCGTGTGGTGCAACGACCCCGACAAGATGGTCCAAGACCTCCCGATGGTGGGACTGGCCGGGGATCGCTACTACCGCCCCATGTGGACCTCCACGGAGATGGCCGAGTACACCGGCACCGTGATGGCCATCGACCCCTCGGGTAGGGGCAAGGACGAGACCGCCTATGCGGTGGTCAAGATCCTCCACGGGAACCTCTTCGTGGTCGATGTGGGTGGCTTCAAGGACGGCTACTCCGAGAGCGTCCTCAAGAGCCTCTCGATCATCGCCAAGCGC